GGCCACACCTGCCGGTACCCCCACTGTCGGGACCGTGCGTCACGGTGCCCGCCACCGACCCGCAGTTGCACCTCACGGGTCGCCGCCGATGGGCGGATGGTTTCACCACGCCCCGCACCAACCCCGGTCGAACTGCCACCCGCGGACGCAATGACAAGCTCACCGATGCGACGGTGCACCTGCCCAAGTTCGCGTTGCAGTTGCGGCCCACCCATACGCCGCAACGTGCGGCGTAACTCGGTGAGCCCTTCAATCTGGACCCGGGGTTGGATGGGCACGGGTCAACCCGCCGGTGCCTCGGTGGCACGGGCGATGCCGTCACCCATCGCAGGAATCTCGACCTCGATCTTGGACAGTTCACCGACGGTGCCGTCCAACCCGTCGTAGGAGAACAGCTTGCACCGGGCGCTGCTGTATTCCGGGTTCGATGCGCCCACGTCATCGCTCGACGGACGTACCCGCGTGGTGAACTCCTCCTCATCGGAGTAGAGCGGGTACAGGGTGTCATCCACGCTCGCCGTGTCGAAGTTCTGGTGGAAGGTGAGGGTGAACGTGTCCTCACTCAACCCGTGGACGTACTCCTTCCCGCTGCCGCCGAAGTTGGTCGACTCGACCTGTTCCTTCTCCTGGTGAACGGTGACCTGCTCGACGTGGTCGGACAGGTCAACACCGTCGACCTCGATGAAGCATTCCCGCAGTACGCGCTTTCCCATCAGTCGTCCTCCTGCTCGGTCGCCCCGTCATTGACGTCGGGCGGGGTGATGTGTTCCGGCGCGGTCGCGACCGGGGGGTTCTCGGGGCCTGACTTCGGTTCGGCATCGGTGCTGCCGTCCTGAACTACGAGGCGGCCGGACTTCACATGCCGTGACTGTTCGGCAGGGGTCAGGTCCAACGTGCCGACGTCGCCCGGGGCGATCCCGCGATACGGGACCGGCCCTGCGTTCCGGTACTTCGTGCTCATGTGATGACCTCCACCTCAATGTCCACGACGGTCAACACCGCGCCCCCGGCATCCACCTGGCCTTCGCTGTCCCCACGCTTGCGTCGCACCCGCGCGTCGCTCACGACCCCGCCCAACGACGGGTCGTCCCACATGGCGTCCCGGCATTGGTACGCCAGTTCAGAGAGGGACCGTTGTGCCGCACCAAGTTCCCCGGACGTCAACAGGCGCACGATGGCCACCATGTGTTCCGACCCGCGTTGCATCGCATGGTCGAACTGCACATCCACTTGGATCACGACCGCGGCCGGGGTGTTGATCTGGCCCGGGGTGAACGCATGGGTGCGCAACCCATCCACGGCCTTCAACGTTTCCGCGACCGCGATCCGGACCTCCGTGTCGGTGGCCATCAGCGCACCACCACGGGGTGGCGCCGGTACGGGTCCAGCAACAGTTCCACGTCCGCGTCCAGTTTCGACAACAGGCGCATCCCGGTATTGCCGTCGAACCCCGGCACCTGCGCGATCCCGAACGCGGCATTGCGCCGTTGTGCGAGGCGGGATGCCTGCAACAACGTCGCCTGCCGAACCGCGGCCGGGATGTCCGGCCACCCGAAGATGCCTGTCACCACGACCTCCCCGATAAACATGCGGCGGGTGCCCTCGATCGCGGTGTACGGCCTGCCGTCGTCGGCCGCGTTGTACGGGAACAGGACCCACGTGCCGTCCGGCCACACCTGCCCGTCCACCTCGACCGTGTCAACGTCCACGGCATCATCGACGTACAGGCGCGCCGTGTGTCGGCCCTGCCGGTACTTGCGGGTGGCCGGACGGTTGGAGAACGTGCGACGGCAGTACGAGTCCACCTGGTCGACCGCAGCGTTCAACGCGGCCTCCAACATGTTGTCGTCCGCGTTGTCCCCGATCTGCGCGTGCGACCGGAGTTCGGTGAGCGTGGCGTAGCTCAATCGTCGTCGCTGTCATCCGTGTCGTCGTCACCGTCGGCACCGTCGTCGTTGCGACCCTTTGAAGCGGTGGCCTTCTTCGCCGCCGACTTCTTGGTGCCGGTCGCCTTCTTCGCGACGTCCGGTGGCGCGTCACGACGTTCGCCCGGTGCGGCCGTGGCCTGCTCGACCCCGCCGCCGTCCGCGGCCGCCTTGTGCTGCGCCTCCACCGGATCGAACATGCCGGGGAACGCTTCGAGGATCGGGGCGCCCGTTTCCGCGGTGGTGCGACCCTTCCGGATCGCGACCCGGGTGCCACCGAAGTCGACCACGCGTGACGTGTTGGCGATGTAGATGTTCCGCTGTCCCATGTCGTGCTCCTCGGGTTGTGCGCGGGAGGGCCGGACCCATCAACGGGTCCGACCCTCCACCATCGCGGGGTCGATCAGGCGCCGCCAGCCGGTGCGGTGCCGTTGAGCACCCGGAACGCGTTGGGCACGAGGACCATGGAACCGTTGCGCCAGATGGCGTAGAGGCCCCTCTGCCCGGTGGGCCGACGGTTCGCACCGAACAGGTGCGGCACCAACTCGACCGACATGCCGATCCGGTCAACGATCAGGAACTGCGAGAAGTCACCGAACACGATGTACCGGTCACCCTCGCCCGCGTCCGCCGTCATGGTGGACAGTTCGTGCGCGGGGTACCCGATCAGTTCCGGTGGCATCCCGGCGCCGAGGCGTTCCCACAGGTCGGCGCCACCCGCCGTGTCCAACTGACGGACCCGGTTGAACTGCGCCTTGTTGGCCACGAACCGCGCGAACCCGCGGAACCGCGGACCCAACGCTTCCTCCAACGCGTACAGCTGCGCGGACGAGATGCCGCCACCCTCCACGTCCACGTTGGACGATGCGGGCAGGGTGCCGAGGATGCCGCCGGGCTGGGTGCCGGTGCCGTCGCCGTGAACGAACGACGTGGCCTCCTCCTGTTCCTTCGCATCCGCCAACAGGCGCGTGATCTCGGACTGCATCGCGTTCCAGTCCTGGTCAATCTCGATGGAGAACGGGACGAACCCCTGCACCCGCGACGGGCGCACGGTCGGCTGCGCGAACTCGGGGCTGTTGTCGTCCGCTTCCTGCGCCTCGTCGGCACGGGACACGGTGATCCCTTCCGACGTCACGCCCTGCCACTCCTTGCCCACGATCTGTTCGACCCGGCAGAACTGCCGAAGCGGGTTGATGCGACCGTCGGACGTGAGGACCACGGTGGGGTCGAGCGCGAACGGGACGGCATAACCGCCGGACGCGTCCACGCCGAGCGACAGCGCCCGCTTCTCCTCGGACGACAACCCGTCGGTGGACAGGCGCGTCGCGGCCTTCCCGAACGCCCTCATGTATGCCGGGGACCCGGTGACGAGGATGCGACGGGCCAACGTGCCCTCCGCGTCGTCCACCGTTTCCAACAGACGCTCGACGTTCTCCTGCGCGGCCTCGCGTGCGACCCCGGCACCGGCGAACCGGTGATCCGCGACCGCGCGCATGGCGTTGTCGCGGTACAGGGTCGGCAGTTCATCGACGGACCGTGCCCGCTTGCGCAGTTCGGTCAGGTCGAACTCCGGACCGTTGAACGCGGCACGGCTGGAACCACCCGGCGCGGCGATGCTGCCGTTCTCCAACGCCACCCGGCCGGTGCCACGGGACGTGCTGCGACGCACAGGCGCCGGGTCGTCCCCGTCGTCACCGTCGTCGGCGTCCGCGATGGCGCGCAGCCGCTCCTTGCGTGCGGTGTCCTCCGCGATGGCGACCTTGTTGTCGTCGTACTCGCGGTTCAGGCGCTCCCATTCCTCCGCGATCGGAGCGGGGAGGGTCGCCCCGGTGTGGTCGGTGTCGATCTCTGCGAGGCGGGACCTGATCTCGCCCTGACGTGCGATCCGCTCGGCTGCGGTGGGTGTGTCCATCTCGGCACTCCTTGGGGGTTCGGTGGGTGGTGCGTTGTCCGTCGAGTGCCGAGCAGGCGGCTCGTCGGTGGTTCCAGCGGCCTCGGCCGACGTGCTCGCGGGAGCGGCGTCGTCCTCGGTGCCAACATCGGTGGTTGTGTCGTTGTTCGTGTCGTCGGCGCCATCGCTGCCGTCGTCGTCCTGACCTCCTGCGCCCGCCTCCTGCGTGGTGGCGGGGTCGGGGGTGGCGTCGTCATCGGGCACGTTGGCGCCTTCGTCCTCGTCGGTCCTCTGGACATCCTTCGGACGTTCGGTGTCCGGGTTCAACCCCGCATCCGTGCGACTTTGCGTAATCCGGTTCTCCATGCGGACCGCGAGGAGGTTCCGCAGGTCCGCGGCCCCGACCTGGACGGACTCCCCGCCGCGCACATCGACCTCGGTGGTGCCGTAGGCGGGGAACACGACCGGCCCCAACTCGGGCACCGCAATCTCGGCCAACGTGCGGCCCGGGATGCCCTCGCCGTACACCGCCGCCCATTCCGCTTCCCGGTCAATCTCGTCCTGGATGACCCGGAACCGGAACGACATGCCGTTGATCGACTGTTCTCGGATGGCATCCCGGATGGGTTCGATCAGCCAGTTATCCGACATCCGTGCACGCACGAACAGGCCGTGATCGTCCTCCTTCAACGTCTTGATGCGGCCGAGCGGGATGCTGCCGATCAACGGGTGGGACCCGTGGTCGAACTGCAACACCTGCCCGCCGTCCCGGATCGTCTTCGCGAACGCGCCCTTCTTGATCCGTTCCGCGAACGTCCCTTCCCACGAGTCGATCAACGTTGGGGAGTCGAACACCGCTGCATACCCCTCCAACGTCTGCCCATCCCCGTCGGCCCGGGTCACGTGGAACGGCACCGTTCGCCGCACGTCACGTTGCTCGATCGGGTTGGTGCGCTCGCTCATGGGTTGGCCTTCCTCACGTCGTGCTCGGGGTCGTCTCGGGTGGTTCCGGGTCCTCCGGTGGGTCACCAACGTCGTCGTTCCCCTCGCCCGGTTTCTGCAACTGCACCGACACGAGGCCCGTGTGTTCGAGGGCGTTCCAGTCGGACGTCCGGATGAACTCCTTGGCCGACTCCGGGGTGAACCCGTTGGAGATGAGTGCGTTCATCGTCATCGCCCGCCGGGATTGGATGTCCGCCGCGTCCTTCTCGTCTTGGCGGAGGAACGGAACGTCCCTCACATCGGCCACCAACTCCTCACCTGAACGTGGCCGCATGATGGTTTGCAACGACCCGGCCACGTTGCGCCACAACGGGTGGAATGTGGTGTCCGCCACGTTCCGCCGCGCCTGCGAATAGTTGCCCGCGTTGAGCGACGACCCCTGCATCCCCTCGGACAACCCGACGACCACCGGGTGGATGCCCGCCGCCGCCGCGATCCGTGTTTCCCCGTGCCCCTGAACGACCTTGAAGTCCAGCTTCTGGAAGTCGGCACCGACCACCGTGACGTCGGCACCGCCACCGAGGTACATGGTCCGGTACGCGTTCATCACCCCCGCGTGTTCCTCCTCCATGCCGTCCTTGAACTCCCGGAACTGATCCGGGGTCACGGACGCGTCGAGGCGAACCACGAGGTTCGGTGTCGCCGCGTTCTCCATAAACGCGTTCTTGTGCATCGACATCTGCGTATCGCCCGCAATCTCGCGCACGAGGGGCGTGATCCACGACATCCCGCGGAACATGGCCAACGGGTCCGGGTCGGGTGCGAAGTGCGTGACCTCGTTCGGCAACAACGCGACCGACCGCCCCTCCGCCTGACGCCCGCCCGGTTTGTAGATGTACCCCAACAGTTGCGCGTCGATCCCCTCCGGGTCCTGGTGTGGGTCCTCGATGTCGGACCCGCGCACGATCGTCACCCAATCGGGCCGCAACAAACGGACGTGCCCGTGCCGGTTGACCGTGGCGTAGGCGTTGCCGCCCAGGTCGGCGGACAACAACAGGCGTTGGAGGAGGTCCTGCGTCGTGCCGCCGGGCCACGGCCGTTCGAGGATCGACAACCGGCGGTCCGTGAACATGTCCTGCGCAACCCCGGACTCGCGCCGCTGCCACGCGAACCGTGCTTCCGAGAAGATGCGGCACCGGATCGCTTCGCACGCGTAGACGACCCCGTTGCCCTGGTACCCCTGCGCCACGTATGCGGCGTAGGAATGGGCTATCTCCTCGTGCGATCCCGGCATGGTCGTCGTCATGCCGAGCGGGAACGCGTGCCCGTCGTAGTTGAATAGGTCCTGGAACCAATCCATCCCGAGGCCGGTGTTGAGCGAGTTGGACCGTTCGTCCTCGATCGGCGTGATGCCGCGGATGCGGTCAAGCAACCTCACGGGGTGCCCTTCCCATCGGTCGTCGGTCGGGGTGGCACGTCGATCAACAGGCCCGCGACGAGGAGGAACGCCCCGGCCACGATGAACCCCGCGGCCGGATGCACGATGGATGCGCCCACGACAATCAACGCGGCACCGATCACGCACATGATGGCGAGCAGGACGTTCACGAGTAGGCGATGAATGGTCGGACCTCCTGTTGCCCTGGCGAGAACGCCAGCGTTGCGGCCATCAACGGTGTCACGTCGTTCATGGACGCCTTGCGGCTCCACACCCATTGGTCGCCCACGGGCTTCTTGACCACGCCGAGGACGGCGTTGTCGAACGCATCGCCCCGTTCGCTACGGAACTTGACCCGGGACTCCACGATGGCGTCGAACATCGCGCCACACGCCCGGATCACTTCCTGCCCCTTCATGTCGTGCGTGCTCTTGATCGAGTCAGCGAGCACCCCGGCGGGTCCGCCGAAATCGAGGGCCACCCGGCCGCCATGCCGGTCCGTCAGTTCGTTGCACCGGGCCACGACCCAATCGAGTCCGTCGCGGTGTTCCACCAACTCGATCACCCCGCCCGCATGGGACGAGATGGCCGCGGTCGACCGGTCCTCGGCCACGTCCAGGCCGAACCGGATCGGCCCCGCAGGTTTGGCGGTNACGTCGCACACCTGCCGCCACACCTCGTCCGGGATCACCATGTCCGCGCCCGGGGTCGGCCGGTTCCCATACGCCCGCACGAACTCCGGGAGGTCCATGTTGTCCCTTGCCGACCGGATGGGTGCGAGGGTGATGGTGTGCCGCCACCCCTCGTCCTGCCCGCATCGGCACGGCGGGTTCGGGCACAACGCGGGCATGATCCCGTAGTACGTCGCCTCGTCGTATGGGTCCCACCCGTCCGGTGCCGACCACTCGAAGAACGCGAGTCCGGTGCCGGGGTCGTCCAACACGGTCCGGCGTCCCGCCACTTTCCGGCGGTTGTAGACCGTGGACGCGTTCGTGCCCGCGGTGCTGCACACGAGCAGTTGCGCGTCGGGCCGGGTGTTCATGGTGGGACGCAACCCTTGGTCGCGTCGGTCGTCCTGATCGTGCCAAATCTCGTCCATGACCACTTGGTCGAGGGTCTTCGAGTGGCCGGACGACGCGGACGTTGACAGGAGCCGAATGTTCCCGCCCGTGCGGAACGCGATGCTCTCGTTCCCCATGCCCTGGTTCATCTGCCGAACGAGCGGCATGATCCCCGACGTGCGGATCAACGGGAACAGTTCGTCTAACCACTTGTCGCGCGCATCCTTCCCGGTTTGCGCGGTGTAGACGGACCGTTGTGGTTGGCGCCACCGCGGACTGATGCAGCGGTGTATCTGCCACGCCAGGAACAGGGTGGTCTTGCCCGATTGGCGCGGGACCGTGGTGAACACTTCGTTGTATGCGGGCATCCCCGACGTCGGTTCAATCTCGCACGCAATGTCCGCGATGCCGCGTTGCCACGGCATGAACGGTTGCCCCAACGCGTTCGCGATCGTGGCCAACTCGCCACCGAACGTGTCCCTCTCAGGACGGCGCCGGGTTGCGTGAGTCGGGGAACATCCGCGCCAGAAGTCCCTCGATGTCGCCGTCATTGTCGGCATCCGCCGTCAACCCCTCCAAGGACTCCCAATACACCCGGAACATCTGCGAGTTGGTGGTGTCCGTGTCCAACTGCGTCGCCATCGCGCGCAACACCGCCAACTTGGCGTTGTCGACCTTCTCCAACCGTCCCGCGTCCCGCATCGCCGCGATCGTTTCCTCCAACGCGTCCCGGTTCGATCCGGAATGGTCGATGGCGATGGCGATGGCCCGGACGTCCCGCGCGATCGTCCGCGCCGACACACCGAGGCGTGCGGGCAGGTCCGCCCGGGGCACGCCCGACAACAACGCGTAGGCGACGGCCGACCGGCGTTGCGCCAGTTCCGTTGCGGACAGCGACGGCACTACCCGCCCTTGGTGAGCGCGAAGAACTCGGCACGCGTCTCGCCATGTTCCCGGAACTTCCCGCGGTTGACCGACGTGGTCATGGCCGCGGCCGAACGGATGCCACGCGCTGCCATGCACAGGTGGACACCGGTTGCGAACACCGCCACGTCCGGGGTGCCCGCCACCGCCTGCACCTCGTCCGCGATGTTCTCGACCAACTCCTCCTGGGTGTTCAACCGGTGCGCGTGCCGGTGCGCGATCCGGGCGAACTTCGACAGGCCCAACACCCGATCGTGCGCGAGGTACCCGATCGTCACCGACGCCGAGAAGGGGAGCAGGTGATGTGCGCACAGGGACCACACGTCGATCCCCGACACCACCACCATCTGATCCGCGTGCACCGCATCGAACGTGGTGGCCACCGTGCCGGGGTCGTAGTCGATGAACTCGGCCCACCACCGGGCAACCCGGAACGGCGTCTGCTCGATGTTCGGGTCCGTCATGTCCGCGCCGATGGCGCGCAACAGGTCGGTGGTTGCATCCACCACCGCGTCGTGATCCACCGTCATCATCGGCCCCTTTCGTCACCCCATGCGAGGACGTGCAGGCGTGGCGTCATGTTGAGCCGCAGGTTGGCCGCGGCGTCCGCGATGGCCCGATACCGGTCGGCCAGTTCGGCACGGTCACGACCCAACGGCATCACCCACACGTCCTCCCTGCGCAGGTCGAGGTCGTCGGCCCACGTCGCCACGTTGGACACATCGGCCGACGTGGCAACCACGAACTTCCACACGGCCCGTCCCGTGTCCCGCAACGCACGCAACGCGTGCGGCACCACACGCATCCGCACGGGGTCCCCGGAGTGGGACAGCTTGGGAGATACGTTGAACTGCGTGACCCACGCCAACGCCGCATCCGTCGGCACCTGCGTCCCGTTCGTTTCCACCTCCACGCCCGGTTGGTGCCCCATCATCGCGAGATGGTGGAACACGGCACCCAACGCCTCCTGTTGCAACATCGGTTCCCCGCCGGACACCACGATCCGGTCCCCGTCCCGCAGACGTCCAGCGATGTTCCGCGCGACGTCCATTGGATGTTCCACGGACATCTCCTCGGCCGCGGAGAACGGGCCGCCCTGTTCCCGCGCCATGTCCGACACCCCGGACCAATCCCAGGTGTAGGCGGTGTCACACCACCGGCATCGCAGGTTGCAACCGGCGGTCCGCAGGAACACCACGGGATGGCCCGCCGTCGGACCCTCGCCCTGCAACGTCGGGCCGAACACCTCCGACATCGCGATCCGTTCCGTGCTCACGGCCGGTACTCCGCATAGGTCCCGGCGGTTTCGCACACCGTCACGGCCACCATGTCCGGGAACGTCGGCGCCCACGTGTCGTAGACCCACCGGGCGATCACCTCCGCCGTCGGGTTCCCCGGAACGATGTCATTGAGGTCGCGGTGATCCAACGTCCCGTCGACCCACTGCTTGATCGGCGCCAGGTCGCCGTAGTCGCGGACGAACCCCACGTGGTCCAACCGGTCCCGTTGCAGGTGGATCGTGAGCGCGTAGGTGTGGCCATGAACCCGGGAACACTTGTGCCCATCGGGCAGGCCCGTCAACCGGTGCGCCGCATCGAACTTGAACGTCTTGCCGATCCCGTACACCGTCGTCGCTCCTGTCATCGGCCTACCATCCCAACGGGTGAAAGGGCATGGTGTTCCACCGCGCCCGGTTGTCCGGATGTTGCGGGTCATCCACCCCCGCGTCCTCGAACGCGGCCGTGCGCGCCTGGCACTTCGGGCACTCCCGGCACACGGGCCGACGCGTACCCCAACACGTCCACGTGGACGCGAACGGTGCGCCGAGCGATTGCCCCAGGACGACCACGTCCTTCTTCGACATCCGCTGCAACGGTGCGGCGTACACCGCATCCGGAACACAATCGACGTTGCCGCGCTTGTTCGCTTCGTTCATCGCGGTCAACCACCACGGGTCCGTGGCGCCATACGCGTCCCCGCCGGTCACGCCGAGGTGAACCCGGCGGATGCCGCGCGCCAACGCGAACGCGAGCGCGACGTCCGCGAGGAACGCGTCCCGGTTGGGCACGAACGCTTCCGCGAACGATGCCGGGTCCCGCTTCGTGTCCACGCCCGCGGCCCGCGCGAACCCGCGCACCCGCACCGTGTCGAACCCGATGCGCAACATCCCGGCCACCTCCCGGGACGCCACCTGTTCCATCCTGCGGGCGCGGTGCCCGTAGTCGACGTACAACGCCCGGACGTTCCCCGGACCGTAGGCAGACGCTGCTTGAGCGGCCACAACGGTCGAGTCGAGGCCACCGGTCAACGGCACCAACGCCACGGCGGTCACCCGACGACCTCCTTGATGCGTTCCGCTTCCCCGGCGCCACCTGCGAGGTACACCGTGACGTCCCGGGAGTGACGGTCCGCGATCCATTGCGCGTAGCGCCGATGGGACTCGATCGACAACCGGTAAACCTCCGGGTTCGACACGTGCCACTCCGCGGGTTCCGACCCGTACTCGTCCCGCACCCACGCGGCATGGTCCCACAGTTCGCGCCACCCCTTCTTGGGTGGTTGCCGCCGATCCATCCGCACGGGCAACCGGCGCCAATCCCCAATCCGGACATCGAACAGGGGCAACGTGCCCCACCCCGGACGGCGCCAGTAGATGGAGTCACACGCGTCGTAGGGGACGTGCCACGCGATGGCGGGATGGGTTGCCCCCAACCCGTGCAGTTTCGTGTCCCCGGACCGCTTCGCGATGGCCGCGAAGAACCCCAACGCCTTGTCCCGTTCCGACTTCGGGTTGGACCGTTGCGCCAACCCGCCCACGTTCATCCACCGCGTCCCCGCCTCCACGTACTCGTCCACCAACCGCAACGGTTCGCCGTAGTGCACGGTCGGTTCCACCACCGCACCCAACGTCGTCTGCCGACGCCAGTTGGTCAACGACGCATCCCCGGACGTGATGACGTCCAACGCCACGTAGCGGGCGGTCGACCCCGCACGTTGCCGATCCCGGACCCACAACGCGTGCTCGTCCACGTCGATCGTCTTGCCCGCACGCCACACCGAGAACGCCCCGGAGTCCCACATGACCGGGATGCCATGCGCTTCGAGGTCGTCGCACTTCCGGACCGTGCCCGCGGTCGCGTCCACGTATGACGTCAGGACGCCGATGCGTCCCGTCGGCCCGGTCATGGCAACAACTCCTCCAACGCGTCCCCATCCGACGCGTGTTCGGCCCGGTGGATGTTCCACGCCGATTGGACGTGGGGGGGAACCTTCAGTTTCAGGACGGCGTAGTTGGCGTCCGGGTCCCCGTCGTCGTCGTAGTTGTCGGCCAGGTCATCGAGGTCCGGCGGCCCGTCGATCATGCGGATGATGTCGTCCAGGTCGTCCGTGTCGAACCCGGTGCCGTCCAACCCGATCGGCCCGACCTCCGCGATGATGCCGGTGAGGATGTCCGCCAACGCCTGATCGTCGTAGGTGGCCAGGTCGTTCGACCGGTTGTCGACCACGTTGATCCGCTTGGCGTGCATGTCGTCCACGTTCACGAACGTCGCCGCGATCCGGTCCCAACCCAACACCCGCGCCGCCTGCCACGTGTGGTTGCCCGCGAGGATCGCCATGTCCCCGTACTGCGTGCCCTCCCGAATGTTCACCACGATCGGCCGGTACTGCCCGTTCTCGGCCAACGACACCGTGAGTTGCCCGATGTCGCCATCCCGGGCGTTCCCCGGGAACGGCCGAACGCTGTCAATCTCCACCGCGAGGTCCGCGATGTCATCGAGGATGTACGTGCCACCCTTCGCCTTGGCCTTCGTCTTCGCCATCACCACTCCCTCGATGGTTTGGGCCGGTTGTTGTTCGTCGTCCCGACCCCGTCCCGGCGCGCGCGCCGCTTGTTGCAGTTGGAGCACGCGGCCCGGAGGTTGTCGGGGTCGTACATCGCGCCACCCGCGCGCCACGGGATGATGTGATCCACCTCGGTCGCGAGCGTCGTGCACTTCGGTCCGCGTATCTGGCACATGTACCCGTCCCGTTCCATGATCTGCGGGCGCAACCGGCGCCACGTCGATCCGCTCACGCGTCGTTCCCGCGTCATGGTCGCCTGCTCCCGGTTCTGGACGGCTGACTGTCACCGTCCGTGGTTGGTTTCGGGGTTCGGGTCGGGGGTGGCCGGAACCTCCGATGTCACCCTCCGTGGTCACGGGGGGTGGTCGGGTCCTTTGACCCACCGGAACATGGCTACCCGTATGTAAATGCCT